CGGATGCAGCCGAGCGGGCGCACATGGACAGGCTGGCGCAAATGCCATGCCTAGTCTGTGGCGTCCGTCCGGTGACATTGCACCACGTTACCGGATACGCTGACCGCATGGGCCGCATAGCGCGCTCGCACAAGCTGGTGGTGCCTCTTTGCGACCGACATCATCTTATTCAGCACGGGCCGCGCGAAAGCGTTGAGGCGCTAAATCATCGCGGGTTCTTTGAGCTGCATGGCATTGACCTATACGCTGAGGCAATGCGGCTATGGAGAGATACAAATGCGTGAAGTTGTATTCGTGTTCGGTAGCAATCTAGCTGGAAGGCACGGCAAGGGCGCTGCACTTGAAGCGGCGAAGCATTGGGGCGCTGTCTATGGTGTCGGTGAAGGTCGGACAGGTAATGCCTATGCCTTACCGACAAAGGACGAGAACTTGCGCACCTTGCCGCTGCATGAGATCGAGCAGGCTTACGTCCGCTTCGGCAAATATGCGATGCGGAACGCGGATGTTCAATTCCTGCTTACACCCGCTGGCACTGGCCTTGCGGGCTACTCGCTGGAAGAAATTAAACCGTTCGTTCGCGGATGCGCTTATTGGCGCAACGTGTGGCTGACAGGTGACTGGTTCCGGCGAGATCGTAATGGATAAAGCGCCCCTGCTATTCGAGGCAAAGCTAGGCCGGTTAATTCCTGCCAATAAAGCCGCTGAGGAAGCCATGCAGCACGTGCGCGGGCGCGTCCGGGTGGAGATACACGGCGGAATTGCTAATCAGCGCAGGCGGGGTTTATATTGGGCTGTAGCGGCGCTTGTGGTGCCTATCCTGAATGACCGCCACGGCATGACGCTATCGGAGGATGATCTACACTGGATCACGAAACGCAAGCTAGGCATTGGCGAGACGTTTACCCTGCCGAGCGGGGAGACGTATTTCAAGCCTGCCAGCACCAGCAACCGCGCGATGAACGAGGCGGATAGGGCGGCATACACAGATCGCGCGCTGGCACTGTGGAGCGCATGGACGGGCGTTGACGTAACCACGCTAAAGCATGAGGCGCAACTTGCGGAAGGCTAACAAATACCGCGCCAAGCCCACTACGTGCGCTCACGGCCATCGCCATGCCAGCAAACGCGAGGCGGCAAGGTGCGCAGAATTGCACCTGATACAACGCGCCGGGGCTATCAGCGACTTAGAGGTCGAGCCGCAATTCTGGTTTGTGATCGAGGGGAAGCCATTGATGCACGCGAACGGGCGGCGGGCGGGCTTTCGTCCGGACTTTTCGTATTGCGAGCGCGGGCAATGGGTGGCGGAAGATGTAAAGTCCAGCGCGACAATGACGGAGGCTGCTGTCTTGCGGTTCGCGCTATTCCGCCACCTGTTTCCGGCGTATGAATTGCGCGTCATTAAGTAGGGGGAAGACATGGAAACCGTTACGATAGGCCGCGCTACGCTTTACCTCGGGGACTGCCGCGACATCCTGCCGACGCTGGGGCGGGTCGATGCCGTGGTGACTGATCCGCCGTATGGGATCGCCGCATCGTCGGGCGTGGGCAAGTATGGCGTGATGAAGTGGGGTGGCGAAAACGACCTCAAGTGGGATGATGAAGCGCCGGTCGACATTGTCCGTGATCTGGCTGCAATGGGCGTGCCTTCAATCATCTGGGGGGGCAATTACTTCGGCCTCCCGCCGCACCGTTGCCCGCTAGTTTGGGACAAGGGTGCTGGCTTCCGCAGCCGCACCTTCGCCGAGCTAGAGTTGGCATGGAGCAACCTTGATCTGAACGCCAAAATCTTTTGCCGCGATCCATTGGCGAAGGGGGATTACAACGGCAAGGAGCACCCCACGCAAAAGCCCGTCGAGGTCATGCGCTGGTGCCTAAGCCTCATACCCACCGCCGAAACCATCCTAGACCCCTTCACGGGCAGTGGCACAACAGGAGTTGCGGCTATCCAAATGGGCCGTAGCTTTATCGGTATCGAGCGCGAGCCAAAATACTTTGAGGCCGCTTGCCGACGCATAGCTGAGGCTTCTGGCGAGGATATGGGGCCGCTGTTCAATGGCCGATGATGTCCTAGCCTTCCAAGCTGGCCGTGAGGCGGCGATAGCGGGAATGCCCCGTGACGGGCGAAGGTCTGCGGATTGGCTGGAGGGATGGGATCAAGTCGCCTTGCAACCGCCGCCAGAATGATGCAATGAGGACGGGCGAGGGAGCGTTTAGCCGACGCTCATCCCCGCCCTACATAACGTCTGTGAAGGAGACGCCTGCTAATGAAGCAAATACAGAATAGCCGCGTTTTTAGCAAGCCTTACCGCGATACGCAGGAGGCCACCTTTCGCCGGTTGCAGCGCGACAGGGTGCGGAAAAGCAGCCTTAGCCGCGCCGAAAAAGAGGTGCTGCTGACTTTCCTAAATCATTGGTTTGTTCATCGCGCTAAAGGCGCTGTGCATCCCGGACGCAAAAAACTCGCTAAGCGTTCTGGCGTGTCTATGCGGACGGTCAACCGGACGCTTGCGATGTTGCGCGACTTTGACGTGATCCAGCCCGTTGCGTTTGAGCGTGGCAATTGTGGCGAAGGTTTTGGCATGGCGACCGAATACACGTGCAATACCGAGCATCTTGGACTGCTTTGCGAGTTGCCTGCAAAGGCGCTCAAAAATTGGCGGAAAAAGCACAACGCCGGTAATAACGGGGTGCCAAATGGCCCTAGTTCAGGGGATGCCAAAATGGCACCCCGTAATAACCATGTGTTGAAGGTGATTTACGGGTCCAAGGGGATTAGCAATGGCTGACTTGTTTGCTAACCCTAACCGTAAGACCGCAAGGCCTCATCAGGTCAAAGCGCTGGAAATGCTTCGCCAATCCATTGGCCGTGGGAAAAGGAGGGTAGTGTTAGCCGCTCCGACAGGTGCTGGAAAAACTTACATCGCTTCGCAGATCGTGGCTGGTGCCAGAGCCAAGGGGAAAACCGTTTGTTTCACGGTTCCTCTTGTGACTCTGATTAACCAGACTATTGCCGCTTTTGAGGCTGAGGGCATTTACGACATTGGTGTGATCCAAGCCAATCACCCGCGAACCGATCCGAAGCAGCCGGTTCAGATTGCTTCTTTTCAGAGCATGGCGAAGCGAGGGTGGCCTCAAACTGACATCGTTATCGTAGACGAATGCCATGTCAATTATGCTCTAATGATCGACTGGATGCGGTCTAATCATAATAGGGTCTGGATAGGCTTGTCAGCAACGCCGTGGGCGCGAGGCATGGGCGACATTTGGGATGAGCTGCTAATTCCGGTGACCATCCAAGAGCTGATTGACAGCGGCCACCTTTCGCCGTTCCGAGTGTATGCGCCTTCGCACCCGGACTTGTCCGGCGTAAAGGTGGAGCGCGGCGACTATAACGAAGGGCAGCTTGCCGAGGTGATGGGCAATAGCGTCCTGATCGCGGACGTGGTGGATACTTGGCTAAAGCGGGCGCGGGGCCTGCCGACAATCGTGTTCGCGGTCAACCTCGCCCACGCCGAGCAAATACAGCAAGCATTCGCCGACAAGGGCGTGAAGTTTGGGTATTGCCATGCCAAGATTGACGTTGCCGAACGGCAGCACATGGTCAACCAAATGCAGCGCGGCGAGATTGCTGGAATTGTGAATGTCGGAACGCTGACTACGGGTTTTGACAGTGACGTGCGCTGTGTCGTTCTGGCGCGGCCCACAAGGTCCGAAATCTTGTTCGTGCAGATGATCGGGCGCGGGCTTAGGACTGCCCCCGGCAAGGATCATTGCCTAATCTTAGACCACAGCGACAATCACGCGCGGCTTGGGTTTGTAACGAGCATCAATCACGGCAAGCTGCTTTCGGGCAAGGAAAAGGCCCCTAAGCCGCGTGAGAACGAAAAGCCCGAACAAACGCCGCGTGAATGCCCGTCCTGCGGCGCGGTGAAGGCTAGGGGGCCTTGTCCGGCTTGCGGGTTTGAACCGAAGCGTCAGAGCGAAATTGAGTTTGAGGAAGGCGAACTTGTCGAGATCGCGCCGAAGCCGAAAAAACCTGCGATGCCGGATAAGCAGAAATTCTGGAGCATGGCGCTTGCGGTCGATCAGATGCGGCACAAGGACGGGAAACTTGCCAAGGCGCTCTATCGCAGCAAGTTTGGGGTATGGCCGCGCGGGCTGCACGATCATCCGATACAGCCGGACCCTGAGTTTTTCAGCTATGAGCGCAGCCGCAGGATCGCCTATGCAAAAGGGAAGGGGAAGGCGCGATGAAAACCTTGGAAGCGGCTAAAGGCAAGTGGAAGGGCATTCTCTTGCAGTTGGGGGTGGATAGGGCGCACCTGACGGGCAACCATGCCCCTTGCCCCTTGTGCGGGGGAGAGGATCGGTTCCGCTTCGATAACAAGCATGGAAACGGCAGCTACATTTGCAACCAATGCGGCGCTGGAACCGGGATGCAGCTATTGCAGCGCCTAAAGGGGTGGGACTTCAAGACCGCCGCTGGCGAAGTCGATAAGGTTTTGTCGAACGTGCAAGAGGACGCGGTGAAGCCCGCCCTAGACGACGAAAAGCGCCGGGAACTGTTGCGCAAGCTATGGCAGTCGAGCAAGCCTCTAGAGCCGGACGATCAGGCGGGATGGTATCTGACGGGCAGGGGATGCGATTGGCAGGGCTGCAAGGACTTGCGGTTTGTCGAACAATGCCCCGCGCCGGATGGTGTGAAGCGCCCCGCCCTAATCGCAATGGTGAGGGACGCGGCTGGCAACCCGGTCAACATTCATCGGACGTTTCTAGGCGAGAACGGCAAAGCAGACATGGACAACCCGCGCGCGATGATGCCGGGGCCAGTGCCAGAGGGGAGCGCGGTCAGGCTGTTTCCTGTTGCCGAGACGCTGGGCATTGCCGAGGGCATCGAAACGGCTTTCGCTGCGGCGATGCGCTTCAGGGTGCCGGTGTGGAGCGCGATTGACGCGGGCAAGCTGGCGAAGTGGCAACCGCCCGAGGGGTGCAAGAGCGTGGTGGTATTCGCGGACAATGATGCGAATTTCACGGGGCAGGCGGCGGCGTATTCGCTAGCTAACCGCTTGGCGCTAAAGGGTTTTCATGTTAGTGTGATGGTGCCTGAAGCGGCTGGCACGGATTGGGCCGATCAGTGAACTGGCGCACTCACCTAACCCCTGGCGAGATAGAGGCCCTAACAGCCTTGGAAGCGCAATTAAGGAACGGTTACAGCGCGGATATGGAGGAACGCCGCCGCCATATCATCGCGCAGGCAAGCAAGCGGGCGGCAGGTAGGAGAGTGTGATGGCGGAGAATACGAAAATTGAATGGGCAGACCACACGTTCAATCCGTGGATGGGCTGCACCAAAGTCGGCCCCGGTTGCGACAACTGCTACGCTGAAGCCCTCATGGACACCCGTTATGGCCGCGTCGAATGGGGCGCAGGCAAGCCGCGTGTTCGCACCAGCACGAGCAATTGGGCCAAGCCGCGCAAGTGGAACCGCGACACGCCGGGAGCCTTCGTGTTCTGCTCGTCGCTGGCGGATGTGTTTGACAATGAGGTCGATCCGCTTTGGCGGCACGACCTTTACGCACTGATAGCAGAGACCTCCAATCTTGTATGGCTGCTTCTTACCAAGCGTATCGGTAATGTTCTGAAGATGGCGCCATACGGCCTGCCTAACAATGTTGCCATAGGGCACACGATGGTAAATCAAAAGGAATATGACAGAGGGCGCATTCCGCTTGCGGAAGTGAAGCGGGAATTGGGGCCTGCTTTCACATTTGGCAGCTTTGAACCTCTCATTGGCCCGATCATTCTAGACAGCAACGCGCCTGACTGGATCATTGTGGGCGGCGAGAGCGGCCCGAACGCGCGGCCCATGAACCTCAATTGGGCAAGGTCGATGCGTCGCCAGAGCGCAGAACTCGGGCGCGTGTTCAATTTCAAGCAAGTCGGCGGACGTTCTGCCAACAAGGGCGGGCACACATTGGACGGCGAAACTTACTTCGCGCGCCCGCAGGTATTTTAGGAGGGCGTGATGGATGATATTACGGACAGGCTGCGAGATAAGGCGCACATCGCGCAATATGATGGATATGATGCACTGATGGAGACTGCCGAACTAGCCGCCACCGAGATCGAGCAGCTACGTTCCCAACTGGCCGCGCGGGATGGGGAGATAGCGGATTGGCTGCGCGCCGAAGCCGCAAAGGTCATTGGCGTAATTACGAGCATCGAGGGTTATGATACCGCCAGGGCTGAATTGCAGGCCGATATCATTGAAACTGCGGCGGATATGATCGAGCGCGGGAAATATCGCAATGCCTGACTTGCCGCCCGGTTTTACGCCTGCCCGTGGCCGCGCCCCATCCGAAAGAATATGGGGCAGCAAGGTCATGGTGCAGCTACGTTGCGGGGTTATCAGCGGGCCGTGGCCGATCCGAGGCACTCGCTGGACATGGGAGGACCATCCCGGCGATGTGGTGGCGATACGCAAATGTGACGATTAGGGGTTGACGCGGCTAGGTGGTGGCGGTATCAGGGGGCAACAACAACGGAGATTGACAATGCAAATCGGTTCCATCGTTTCCATCCCCCTCGCAGGCGCTATCACTTCGGGCGGTTCGCTTTGCTGTGCGGGGTTTTCGTTCGACATTATTGGTGAAACCGAAAAAGCGTGGCACGTTGAGGCTGAACTCGAAAGCGGCAAGATTATTGACGCTTGGTTTCCGAAGAAGGCTTTTGTCGGCGTGACTGAGCGCGGGCGGTTTGGCAACCAGCCGACATTCACTTGCCAGCTTGCTCGGTGGTTTAAGCCGAGCGGGTGGACGGCGCGCTTTATCCAACTAGCAACGCAAAACAGCACTCTTGCCGCCGCCTAACCCAACCGGGGGCCATAGTGCCCCCGCCGCCGCCATTGCCGCCCGCATCATTCGCTGCGCGCCCGCCATTGGTGAGGCCTACGCCGAGGCTCGGAAACGTCTTGCCGATGGTATGGTGGATGCTATTAACGCTACGGCTAACATTGGAGAATGACATGGACAACCTAACTG